AATTTGGTATTTTGAAAACGCAAATGGATCTGTTTATAGCAGGACCATTATCTAAACTATTAGAGATAATGAATAAAGTTGTAGGAAAAGCAAATGTAGTAAATCAGTTAAATCAAACTTTAAAAAAATTAGAAGAAACAAGCCCAGGTGCAGTTAGGGGTATTATGACAGACCTAAGAGCAGAAGGATCTGTTGCACAAAAAGCGGGTAGTGTTGCTGGTAGTTTTATAAACCCATCACCTTTAAAAGTAAGAGGTACGAGTGTAGGTGGTTTATCTACAGATCAGTTATCCCGATTTTTGAAAATTGCTAATAGTCAGTTACCAAAATCTACCGAAACTATTGGGGGAAGTCCTTTAGATACTGTTGGATTATCTGGAAAATCTTTAAACGATAAATTAGCTAAACTTAAAGAAGAAACAGCGTTTAACAAGAGTATTGTTGAATTTGGTAAGAAAGAAGCAGAAATACAGAGAGAGATTAAAGAGATTAAAGAAGGGCTAAGCGAGGAAGATTTAAAAAGAGTGGAAAGCGGAGAGATTAATTTGCGTAACTTAATAGATCAAAGAGATGAAGCTAAGAATCTCGCTGATAATGCTTTAAAAGTACAAGAAGCTTTTGCTCAAATATCCATAACAATAGGACAAGATATTAAAGAAGGTATTAAAGGGCTAATCAAAGGAACATCTACCTTGTCTGATCTTCTTAATAATGTCGCTGATAAGTTTTTAGATATAGCTCTCAATCAAGGATTATTTGGAGATATCCTTGGATCGAGTGGTCCAAAAGGAGGCGGTATATTAGGATTCCTTTCTGGAGGCAAGTTAGCTGAAGGAGGTAGAGCAGCAGGAGGTAAATCTTTCCTTGTAGGAGAAAAAGGACCAGAACTTTTTGTTCCTAGTAGATCAGGTAATGTAATTCCGAATGATAAATTAGGTGGTGGTGGCAATACAAGTGTTACTGTAAATGTAGATGCTTCTGGTAGTTCAGTTGAGGGTGATGAATCTGATTCTGAGCAGTTAGGTCGTTTGATTGGTGCTGCTGTTCAAGCAGAATTGATTAAAGAATCAAGACCTGGTGGACTTCTTGCTTTACAACGCTAATGGCTACTTTTCCTAATTACAACCCAATATTTCCTGCAACAAAAAGAATTAATCCTCAAACAAGGGTTACAGCTTTCAATGATGGCTACCAACATAGAATTTCTTTTGGTTTAAATCAAAATCCTCAAATATGGAATCTAACTTTTAATTTGGATGAAGAAGGTACATTAGAAATAGAGACATTTTTAAATGCAAGAGCCGATGATGCTGAATCATTTGATTGGTCACCTCCTGATTCTGCTCTTACTTTTAAATGGATTGCTACTCCCTACAATAAAGAACTATTTCAACCTGGTAGAAATATTATAAAAGTTACCTTTAGCCAAGTATTTGAACCCTAATGGCTGTACCTGTATCAGAACTACAAAAAATAGCTCCTAGTAATATTATTGAGCTTTTTGAGCTTGAACTTATTACTGCTATTCATGGGTCAAATACTAAATATTATTTTCATAATGGTGTAAATGATAATAATAATACCGCTATTTTATTTAATAATATTCAGTATGAAAAGATGCCAATAGAAGCTTCAGGCTTTGAGTTTAAATCAAAAACTTTACCTAGACCACGATTAAGAATAAGTAATATATTTGGAACTTTTACAACAATAATTCTTACTTTACCTCAAGGATTAGAAGGAGCAAAAGTAACAAGAAGAAGAACTTTAAGAAGATTTATTGATGATGCAAACTTTTCAGGTGGTGATATTTTACTTGAAACTGGTTTTTTTATTCTTCAAGAAGATAATAGTGTAATTGATTTAGAGTCTGGTGCTAATCCTTTTGGTAGTCCAGATCCTACAGCTACTTTTCCTGATGAGATTTATTTTATTGATAGGAAAGTATCTGAAAATAGAAGTTTAGTTGAATTTGAATTAGCAGCTAGTTTTGATCTTGATGGTGTTCGTTTACCAAAAAGACAAGTTTTACCAGCAGATTTTCCTGGAGTTGGATCGTTTTTTGCATGACTTGGCAAGATGATGCTTTACAACACGCTATCGAAGAAGATCCAAGAGAATCTTGCGGTCTATTAGTAGTTATAAAAGGTAAAGAAAAATATGTTCCTTGTCGTAATAAAGCAGTAAATCCAGAAGATCAATTCATTTTATGTCCAGATGATTATGCTGAAACTGAAGATAAAGGTGAAATTACTGCTGTTGTTCATAGTCATCCTGTAACAAGCCCAAAACCTAGTGAAGCAGATAAAGTTTCCTGTGAGAAATCAGGTTTAAAATGGTGGATCGTACAACCTAATTTAAAGGTATGGGAATCATTTGAACCTTGTGGTTATAAAGCACCTTTAATTGGCAGGACATGGGTATGGGGTGTTAACGATTGTTGGAGTTTATGCAGAGATTGGTATGACGAGGAACTTGGTATAAAATTAAGAGATTGGGAAAGACCAAACGATCCAGAAGAATTTGTTAAAAATCCAATGTTTAATGGATGTTATGAAGAAACAGGTTTTAGAGAATTAACAGAGGAAGAGGATTTAGAAAAAGGAGATTTGTTATTAATGTCTATTAATAGTAGCGGTTTAAATCATATTGGTGTTTACTTAGGAGAGCAGACCGTTTTACATCATTTGCAAAATAGATTATCAAGTCGTGATTTATTAGATGAATGGTTGCTAAAATGCACAGGTAAAAGGATTCGTTATGCTACGCAAAATTAAGCTATACGGAGAACTTGCAAAGTTTCTAGGTCAAAAGACTTTTGAAGCTGAAGTTTCTAGTGCTGCACAGGCCATGAGGTTTTTATTAGTAAATTTCCCTCAATTAGAAAAACATCTTGCAGATAGATATTACAAAGTTTCTGTAGGAAATTGGGAATTAACTGAAGAAGAACTGACTTATCCTAGTGGTTTAGAAGAGATAAAAATAATACCAGTAATAGGAGGAGCAGGGAGTAGAGGATTAAGAAACTTTATTATAGGTTCAGTTTTAATAGGAATAGGAATAGCATCAGGAGGTGCTGGTTTTGGTGCAGCAGGAGGTCTAGGTTTTGGTTCAACGGCTGGAGCAGGAACATTTAGTCTTGCAGCAGCAGTTGGTAATTTAGGTATTGCTTTAGCTTTGACAGGATTATCTCAGATGCTTACTCCTGTTGAAACTGTGCCTGAAGATGACCAAGATCCTAGAAGATCATTTAATTTTAGCGGTATTCAAAATACATCAAGAGCAGGAGTAGCTGTTCCTGTTATCTATGGAACGGTGCTTACAGGTTCTATTGTTGTTTCAGCAGGAATTGAAAACGAACAGGTGGAAGTATGAGTAAACTTATTGGTTCTGGTGGAGGTGGTGGAAAGTTTGGAATGGGTGGTGATAGAGCACCCACAGAAGCAAAAGATAATTTAGATTCAAAAAGTTTTGCAAGAGTTTTAGATCTTATCGGTGAAGGAGAGATAGGTGGTTTAGTTGATGGTGGTAAATCAATATTTTTAAATAACACACCATTACAGGCATCTGATGGATCGTTTAATTTTAAAGATGTCAGCTTTGAAGTAAGAACTGGAACATCAAGTCAAACTACAATTCCAATCACAAGAGATATTTCTGTTACTAAAGCAACAGGATTTTCAGTAATAGCACAATCAACTCCAGGTGTTGTGACTATTACAGATTCAAATGTTGATGCTGTTTCAGTACAAATAACTGTTCCTGTTTTACAAAGATTTACTGATGAAGGAGATATTTTTGGAACTTCAGTTGAATTGGCAATAGCAGTTCAATATCAAGGAGGATCATATCAAACTGTAGTTTCTGGTAATAAAGGAACAATAGCTGGTAGAACTCCTGATACCTACATAAGAGATTATTTAATAAATCTTAGCGGTAACTTTCCTGTCAATATAAAAGTAACTCGTATAACTCCTGATAGTGGTTCAAGTAAACTTGCAAATGCTTTTCAATTTAATACTTATGTAGAAATAAAATACGATAAATTAACTTACCCAAATTCAGCTTTAGTTGGACTGAAAGTAGATGCTGAACAATTTTCTTCAATACCAAGTAGAAAATATTTAGTAAAAGGATTGAAAGTAAAAATTCCACATAACGCTACAGTTCGAGCAGACGGTAGTTTGGCATATACAGGAACATTTAATGGCACGTTAGGTGCTGCACAATATACAAGCGATCCTGCGTGGTGCTTATACGATTTACTCACTAGCTCTAGGTACGGGTTAGGGGATCATTTAGTTGAAGCAGATTTAGATAAATTTAGTTTTTTTGCTGCTAGTCAATATGCAAGTACATTAATAGATGATGGAACAGGCACAGGTTCAGTAGAACCTAGATTTAGTTGTAATATCTCAATAGGAAATCAACGAGAAGCTTATAACGTAATTAATCAGATGTGTTCTATTTTTAGAGCAATGCCATATTACCAAGCTGGTAGTTTGACCATAACTCAAGATTCACCGAAAGATCCTAGTTATTGTTTTGGTTTAGCAAACGTCTTAGAACCTGGTTTTACATATTCAAACTCAAGTCAAAAGACAAGACCTACTGTTGTTATTGCTAAATACTTAGATCTTGAGTTAAGAGATATAAATTATGAACAGGAAATAGATACTGCAAACCAAGCACGTTATGGATCGGTCATAAAGACAATAGATGCTTTTGCCTGTACTTCAAGAGGTCAAGCCAAGAGATTGGCTAAGTGGTTGCTATATATGAGCAATGTGGAACGTGAAGTTGTAACCTTTTCTACTTCTGTTGATGCTGGTGTTGTTGTTCGACCAGGGCAAATCATTGAAATTGCTGATCCCGTTAGAAGTGGAGAAAGAAGATTAGGTCGTATTAAATCAGCTACTACAAATACTGTTACAGCAGATGATGTGACAGGATTAAGTATGCAGATTGGTTCTACTTTAAGTTGTGTGTTACCTGATGGCAGTTATGAACAGGTAACTGTTTCTGGTCTTACAAATAATGTATTTAGTTTAGGACAGCATTTTTCTACAGCACCAAATCCTAATAGTGTTTGGGTATATGAGACAGGTGATATTCTTACTTCTACATGGAGAGTATTAGAAGTTTCAGAACAAGACAGAACTAAATATGTAATTACTGCGAGTTCATATAATGCCAGCAAATATAATCATATTGAAAGTGGGTTAGCTCTTGTTCAGAGAGATATTACTAATTTAGATGTAGCTCCTGTTGCTCCATCTAATGTTACGGCTGAAGAAGTAATTTATGAAAATACTGGTATTGCCAGAACAAAAATTATTGTTAGCTGGACAACTAGAACTGATACAGTTTATGTTCGTTGGAGATTGCAAAATGGAAACTATACAGCTTTAACTATTGATAATTCAAAGAGTTATGAAATATTAGATACGGTTGCTGGTAATTATGAAATAGAAGTTTATAGTGTCAGTCCTTCAGG